AATGCCTCCATTCGCTCATCACGAAGGGGGTATCAATAATTGTGCCTCACAGCACAATTTATTTGTACTGCTTATGCTCTCTTTCGAGAGGGAGATATCGGCTCTATCTCCTGAGGTATCGGCAAAAAATGCCTTTCCCTCTCTGTCACATTCTTGATAGAATGCAACTTGCTCTTCATAACTCATAATTTTGAAAGCTACTAATGAACTACACAAGTTCAATTCGTTCTTCACAAAATCATTATAATCTGAGCGTCCCCAACAAAACATCATTCGTTGGGCCTCTTCGCATATTATTACAGCATGCTCTGCTGAGGAGAGTATTCCTTCTACTCTCCATGTCATCATTTTATATATGGATTTCTTCTCAATCGCTGCCACCCATTGTCCTAACTCAGGACAAAAAAATTGGAGTGCGCTTAAGAAATGATGTCTCCACTACATTTTTGAAAGAAGGAGCTTCAGATTTATTAATGGAATCTGACATATTATAGCCAAGTGCTTTAAACGCTTTACCATGTGTGTCTTGATTTAACCACAACTTAACCTTATCTTTCAATGTTTTCAGATTATCATCTCCATAATTGGCAAGTTTCACATTCTCAATAAAATCATATGATACTTCCAATTCATGCACTAAATCAGCAAAATTCGAATACTCATCTTTTGATATTAGATAATTTCGAAATGCGACAATATATGCTTTAACTTCTTTGATGAATTCGTCGAGACTATTTAGTTCTGCAGTCCCAGATGATCCAGAATTGCCACCTGTCTCAACCTTAATCAAATCACCTTTGACCAATATGAGACTGCGGAATAATGCAAGTGCCAATGCTTTCATCACTGTAATCCACCATTCGCAATAATTACTGCGCTTGGCGATCACAATGCATACATCAAGTGCCAACATAAAATCATCTAGCAATCGATCAAAAACTGGATAATCTCCATCTAATGAATTTTTCTTCTTTCTCTCTTTATCATCTGAGAAATTTAAATGATCATTAATAAATTCATCGTATTCCGAACTTGTAACATTCATTCCCACTTTACAGGGCATAGCTCTCCTATGCTCTTTCATCCAAGCAAAGAATGGTCCAAAAAACATACGAACCAATAACATCATCCAAAATTGTCCTGCTGCAAAAACTCGAACTCTTCCTTCATCATTCTTCTCCAATTTAATAGGTTCATCTTTCAATGTCCACTTAAACACTGTGGTTGGAGAAATACCACTTTGGATCTGTTCAAGCGCAAAATTCATGTCTCTATAAACAGTTTCATGTAATACTACTTTCTCACCAGCAGTACCATATGCATAATCACGCTTATGCCCATTGTATGGATATCCAACAGCAGCATTCCAATTGATTGGGGTCAAATTATTCAACCTATCTCCTAGTATTGTTTAATCTAAACTATAAGGAGGCATCAATGGAATCTCACCAGACATTTTCCACAGTGCATTCGATACATACTCAACTACATAATTTGCTAGTAACATATCATTAGCACGAG